CTTGTGAGGACACTATATTTTCTCCATGCACTCAATAAATATGAATCACTGACTTTAATACCCCCTAACCCCTGGCAACATCTGAAGTATGCCAAGCCCAGTTCCAGCAGCGCCCCTGATTATAGCTGTCACCGGCTGTAAATGCTCTTGGTGAAGGGCGGCTCATCTTCTAGTGGAGTGACTGGGGTCTTATCCGGGGCAGTAAAACTTTCAGACTGTACGCAGGGCTTTAAGAGCAAGGAAATAATGCCTAAAACAGTAAACCCCATAAACCAGCGAATCCATGAAATTGCGGCTAAAATCATTTGAGCATATTGATCAAAAGCACCAAGCCCGGAAGGAGGAAGGTCTGTTTTTTGCCCTTGGATTAGACAGTAAAGCGTCCAAGCGATCAAAGCTGCAAGCGCCACGTTATAAGAGCTTAATTTTAACTTTAAATTTATGTTTTTCTCAATGTTCACAATTGCATCGTTCCTTGATCATCAAGCCATCTGAACCGAAGGCATAGTTACACTTGTCGTTAAACTGGACGTAGACCACGTTTAAAGATTTATTCGGAAAATCATAATTTGCCTCATAATGAGGGTAAGCAGCCTTATTTATAAAGGTGATATCTTTTAAATTTCCGTCATAGTCATAGTTCAAATAACTATGGGTGTTATTTTTAAACTCAATGCTATAAGGTGGGTTTTCAGTATTCTCAACGTATAGTTTTCGATCCGGAAGCTCTACTTCATACTGATATTGATCAGACTTGGGTCTGGGTTTATCCATAATTGCAAAGATGTTTTCAACATAATTGGGATCTATAGCCTTATAAGTATAGAGCTCCTGTAAGTGGCTGTCTTTTTCTGCAAAAGCTAGATTTTTTTGCTCGTCAATTAACTGATTTTCTGTCTTTGGATTGAAATAACCTGAAAAGGCCAAAAACGAAAACGTGATTACTACAACTAAAATTCCAAACTTGACTATCGAATTTTTGTTCGGTATCGTCATGTCCAACTCTCATCTATACGATTGCAGAATAAATAAAAGCAGAAAGCATGTTTTACACCATGGCTATACAGAAGAGGTTTAGTGTGTATCATGCTCATGGGAATTTTATCCAATTGAGAGTGTAAATGTAAGGGGCTAGCTTGTGGAAAAGAATTTGGGCATTCTTTTTAAATTTCTTGAAGAAATGGACTACGAGAATCTTTGCGCATTTACTGAGGCATGCGTTTCAGTTTAAGAGAGTTCGCTCTTTCAAAAGCTTTCTCAAGCCCCTCTTCGCTTATATAGTCCTCTGAAAGCCATTGCGCAAGGGTTCCGGCTTTTACCTTTCCTTTCAAAAGTGGGGACTGGCAAATCAAAACAATGGCCTCTAACCGCTTGTCAAAAGTGGTGGGGCGCTTGTTGTAAAGGATTTTATCTAACCTTGAACTGTCTTCGCCTAGGCTAAGTCCTATTTGGTAAAGAGACACGCCAAGGTTGTTAAAAAGCGAGTCTAATTTTTTCTCAAAGCTCGACATAGTAGTCATTTTTGACCATAAAAACAAGATTGTAAAATTCAAGCTTGACTAGACGAATTTGTCTTGTTATTATACTGACTATAGACAAATTTGAACAGACGGATTTGAACAAATGACCTTTAAAGATTTAAGAACCAATAAGGGATTCACTCAAGAATCATTAGCAAGGAAGTTGGGTGTAACCGCCAGAACCGTTTCTCGGTGGGAGCGTGGAGAGTCCAAGCCTGACCTAAAGCATTTTTTGGGATTAAAGAAAATGTTTGGGTCTGAGATCGAAAAGATTCAAGGGCAATCCGCCTAACCAAGCTTTCAAACCTTTCCAGCCCATGGGGGCTTAACTTTATCGTAACTTTGACATCTTCCCCGAGCGGGATGCATAGGAAGACCTAAGAAGGGTGAGACAAACACCCAACCCAGTTTAACTGGGAGCTGTAACAGCCGGGCTACCTGAGACAGTTTGTCCTGTTCGGGTAATTCGTTCGCAGAGCATCAAATCCTCTGTTGGCCGCAGGCGCTTTTAGGCAGTTTCAAACAACGAGAGATAGATTTTCACCCGGCTCATCGTTATGAGAGGTGGGCCGGATTGAGAGTCTAACAACGAGGTGTTTTAAATGGGTTCATTCAGATTTATTTTTCCATTAACTTTCTTATACATTTTAGGGCTTAACTTTTCAATCTGGGTGGTTTTCAACCTGCCGGGGCCTTACATCGCAGAGACAGTTTGGCATGTGGCGATTTTAAGCTTTGTCGTCGCTTTTCTGCTGTCGATTCCATGTGACGCTTTTTGTGAATCGAAACGCAAACTCTGAAAGAAAACCAGCTAGATAAGCCGAAACCGGAATGACAAGAGTCTGCAAAACGTACTGAGCAAACTCCAGATGGGCTGTATCTCCAAAAGCCAGTAAATACAAGCCAACCAAAATGAAACCAGCTGTGCCGCCAATGACGGTAATGGCTGCCCATTTCATGATAAACGCGCAATTCTCCTGAAACCATTCAGGGTATTGGTTCATTTTTTCTTTTCCCCAAAACGATACGAGGACAAGCGGTGGACACAATCGACATCTACAACACGGTCATGGGTGGCATCTTATCGAGGCTCCACATTGACTACCCCGATCTTTACGAGCGCTACCTGCAACGGTGGCACCCTGAAGAATACGAGGCTTTCTTACGCTTACGAGGAACTGGAGGATAAAACGAACATGAAACACGATCAAGAACTACGGGAGATATCACAAGCCCCAAGCCTAGGCCTGTTCTTTGTGCAGGCTCTGCTGATGGTTGCAGTGGCGGTGCTGACGGGTTTTGCGATTGCAGGATAGTTAGTTTATAGGAGAGAGATAAATGACTATAGAGATTAAACATCGTTGGAGCGGCGAGGTTATCAAGGTTGTTGATGCCGAAACGCTTGTAAACGCTAACCTGAGAGACGCTGACCTGAGTGGCGCTAACCTGAGAGACGCTGACCTGAGAGACGCTGACCTGAGTGGCGCTAACCTGAGTGGCGCTTACCTGAGAGACGCTGACCTGAGTGGCGCTGACCTGAGAGACGCTAACCTGAGTGGCGCTTACCTGAGAGACGCTGACCTGAGAGACGCTGACCTGAGAGACGCTGACCTGAGTGGCGCTAACCTGAGAGACGCTGACCTGAGAGACGCTGACCTGAGAGACGCTGACCTGAGAGACGCTGACCTGAGTGGCGCTAACCTGAGAGACGCTGACCTGAGAGACGCTGACCTGAGTGGCGCTAACCTGAGAGACGCTGACCTGAGAGACGCTGACCTGAGAGACGCTGACCTGAGTGGCGCTAACCTGAGAGACGCTGACCTGAGAGACGCTGACCTGAGTGGCGCTAACCTGAGTGGCGCTGACCTGAGTGGCGCTGACCTAGAGCCTATTAAAAATGATATGTGGGTCGTGCTACTTCAGTCAATTCCTGAGATTCCAGCGCTCAAAGCTGCTATCAAAGAAGGCCGGATCGACGGCTCAACCTACTCAGGTGAGTGTGCCTGTTTAGCTGGAACGGTTGCGAAGACAAGGGGCGTGACTCATATCCAGTTAGGATACGCCGACAATAACCGCCCGATTGAGAGGTTTTTCCTGTCAATTAAAGAAGGCGACACTCCTGAAACCAGCCAGTTTAGCAAACTTGCGCTGGAGTGGCTGGAAGCGTTTGAAGCGTTTACTTCAAAAGCAACTGTTTAATTTAAAACCCAAAAACCCCGCTGAATTGCGAGTTCAGCGGGGCCAAAGAAAGGAAATGAAAATGATGGATATTAGTTTAGCATACGACCTGATGTTTTGCAGCATCAGCCCTATCTGCCCGGTCTGCAATGACAGCGGGTTACGTTGGGTCTGGTCTGCCGAGATTGGGCGGGATCAAGTTACTTGCGAATGCGTGGGAGGGTTTTAACGTGAATATTTTAAGCTTCGGAAGCCAACCCCAACAGCTCCCCCACTGGGAGAACAAGCACATTGCCCTGTGTCAAGAGCGGGAAGCACTGGCAAGCCGGATTCAAGCGCTGATAGCAAGGCGCAACCTGCTGGATGCCCAAATTTATGCACTGTTTCAATTTCAGGAGAAAGTATGAGCATTTTGAAGTTTGAGCAAACCAAGAGCCAAGCCAGAAAGAAAGAAGCCGCAAAGCTGCTGGAAGAGCGAAATAAGCTCTTGCAGAAAATCCACCCGGACTTAGACCGGATTAATCAACTGAATGAGCGTGTGAATGATTTGATGATGGGAGCTGTTTAGATGGAACTGACTGAATTAATTGATACCCGCTATGAGAAAATCCAAGCCAAGGAAGCTATTGAACGGGAAATAGCCGAGCTTGACGGCGAGATATTAACTTTAATGCTGCAAAACGGCATAAAACAAGGCTTTGGAAGTCAAGGAATCGGGTACAGTATCACCAGCACCACCCGCTATGACTTCGGGGCAGGCGCTATCACTTACCTGGAATCCAAGGGTTTGATTGACCACTTCATCCCAGCCCCTAAAGTCACAAAGACCAAGATTGAAGCCCTGATTAAGGATGGCGATTTGAGCTATGCGGATATGGCCGAGATCGAAAAGTGGATGACTGTTGAGCAAAGCCCTTATGCGTTGCGGAAAGTTGTTGATAAGAAAGCGGTTGGATTATGAACATCTACAAAAAAATATTAGCCGTCCAACAAGAGGCGGAAACAATTCCTAAATCAGGCTATAACGCTTTCAACAAGTATAAATACAGTACCGAGGCTGATGTTTTAGCCGTCAAGGACTTGATGAACAAGCACGGGCTTGTGGCTTTCCCTGACACGGTAGGCTATGAAACGCTTACCCGTGGCGATCAGATTCAAGTGCTTTTACACGTTGAATATACCGTTGTTGATGCTGACACTGGCGAATCTATCAAGGTGAAAGTGGTGGGCCAAGGCGAGGATAAAGGCGATAAAGGGTCATACAAAGCCGCTACAGGGGCAAACAAATACTTTTACCTAAAGTTTGCCGGGTGCGCTACTGGCGATGACCCTGAAAGAAGCGATGAGCAACCGAAACAGAAAACCCAGTCAAAACCCCAACTGGTTAAGGAAACACCAGCGCCCGCCACCAGTCCGACATTAAAAGCAATCCTGAACCTTCAGAAACAATATGATCTGAGTAATGAGGCTATCATGGATATTGCCAAGATCAAGACTCTGAAAGGGTTAAGCGAGCCTCAGCTTCAAGAGGTTTACGACTGTATACACTTTTCCATGCAGGAGGCTAAATAATGGGCATAAATATCGCCACTCTATCCGGGAACGTTGGGCAAGACCCGGAAACACGTTATACACCATCCAGCACAGCCATAACTACTTTCACCATTGCGGTTGAGGGCTATGACGGGAAAAAGAAAGAGAAGAAGACACTCTGGTTTAACTGCAAGGCGTTTAATCAACCCGCCGATGTGATTAACAAATACGTCAAAAAAGGCAACACCATAACCGTATCTGGTCAACTGGACGTTGAGGAATGGACGACCCAGAGCGGTGAGAAGCGCAGTAAAACAGTCCTGATTGTTCGAGACGTTCAACTCCCGGCCAAGTCAGGCGGGCCTGTTACTGGTAGTTTAAGCTCTGAGGATATATTGTCCGAAGGCGATATTCCTTTTTAATTTACCCCTCACTCTCACCTAATGAAACCCACTTGAATCCCACGGTGCCAGAACGCCGTGGGTCTTTTTGCCTCCCCTAGAGAAGCTGTGCAATTCAGCAGGAGGCTTCTGGAATGGATCCCTAAGGAGAAATGAGGCCATTAGCTCACAAGGAGGTCTGTATGCATCAGGGGCTAAAAACCCCACTTCGCCAGCCGGGGCGTTATCCGGCGCTTGCCTCCGCTGGTGCGTTTGCTCGTTCGATTCGGGCAGGAGGCCTATCAATCAAAGGAGAGAGACATGGACATTAACTGGATTGAGATTCTAAAATTCACCGCCGACATTCTGGTTTTGAGCGTTATTGCCGGAAATTGCATCAACATCAAGCGAATTGAGAAGCGCCTGAACCGCTTGGAGGGCAAGCGATGACCATCTTTTTTGTGGTTCTCGGTGTGATTATATCTATTAGCTGTTTTATAAACATCTGTTTAGCCGCCTTAAACAAAGATTGGCCCCAAGCCATATTCTGGCTTTTGGTTTTAAGAGGGGTAACCGTGAGTAAAGAAGTGGAAATTGAGGTGAAATGATGCTCCTAATGGCTGTTGGTGGTTCTTTGCTCTGCTGGGCCGCTATTTGGATTGCTTTCGGCTTTGAATGGGTAGCCGCTTGGCTCGCTGGCACTGGCTTGCTGTTCGTCGGGCTGGCTATGGTGTTGACACCGAAGGAGGGGGAAGGGTGAGAATTCTTTTTTTAAACATTAGTCTGGCAGTATCACTTGCCGCTAATACCATTGCAGTGTTTAAAAAGGACTGGCCCGCAGCAACTTATTTTCTTTTGTTAAGTGTCGGTCTAGTCTTTTTAAGGATAGTGGCAGGATGATCCTCCTCGCCCAATTCGACCTTGACGTTTTCCCCCCCACCGCCAACCACATCCAGCAATCCACCCGCTCAGGCCGCCGCTACGATACGCCGGAATACAAAGCTTTTAAAGCCAAGTTTTCAGCGCTTGTAGGGGATCGCCTGAAGCCCCTGAAGGCCCACGAAGGCAAGCGGCTCTGTCTGGCTGTGGTGTATCGCTGGAGCGGCTGGTTTACCAAGTCAGGCGCTATCCGCAAAGGCCGAGATACCGACAATCGGCTTAAAGGACTTCAGGATTCCATTTTCAAAGCTATTGGCATCGATGACGCCTTTAACGTCATGCCCTTGCAGCAGAAAGACTGGCCAGAACCGGGGCGGGATAAGTATATTGAATGCCGCATTTACGATGCCCAAGGCGTGGGGCTTTGGGATCTGTTAGAAAAATAACAACTGAGGGAAAGCCATGGGAATAAAAAACAAGCGCCCTCCACTGGCTGGAAGGCGAATCATTTGCGTGGAAAGCAGTCTGAAGACAATGTACGACTGGTTTTAAAAATACTGAAAGACCAGGGCGTTATTTGTTCCTACAGAAAAACCAATCAAGGCGGCTCTGAAGACCTTTGCGGCATTGATTTCTACATCAGCCTGAAGCTAAAAGGCGTTCGGGTTGATGTGCCGCTTCAGGTTAAAAGCTCTCAATTTGGAGTAAACAAGCACTACGCTAACCCCAGATCAGAGAGCGCCCCGATTGAGGCTATCAATGGCCAGTCTCAAGAACTCAGGAAAGAGATCATAGCCGTTGTGATGAAGTACAAAAAGCTGCTAGGCGATACTGACTCTCCAAAGCCGAAAGTAGAGGAGAGGCCGCCGCATCGGGTGAAGCTGGATCAGTACAAAGCCGATAAAATCCGCGAACTTTATAGCCACGGTGTTTGTAAAAGGGAACTGTCTGAAATTTATGGTGTGACAGAATCCTGTATTAAAAACGTGATTTATAACGTGAGCTGGGTTGCGAGGGTTTGAAAGGTTAGAGACACAAAGTTAGAGGGTAATTCAAGTGAAACAATTCACGAAAACACTGCCAAAGCGGCATCCGCTGTCTGTTGAAATCCGGGAGCTTTACGGGGCTGAGGGTTTCACATATTTGACCGACCTGCTGGATCTTGCTCAAGAGATCGGGAAATTTGAATTGACCCCTCAACTTGTGGCCCGTGAATGCGGTTTGAAGTCTCAAAAAGTTGCAAGAATCTTTGAGAATCTTTCAAGAATCTTTGAAGAATCCTGCAAGATTCTTGGATTATCTTTCAACAATCCTCAGAAATCTTCAAAGTATCCTTCAGAATCTTCTAAGTATCCTCAAAGATCGACCCCCTCAAACCCGCATGGCTCTACGCACGACCTAGAGAAGAGAAGAGAAGAACAGAGTAGAGAAGAAACTACTACCCCCCTACCCCCAATTGCTGAAAGTGAAAATCTCGCCACGGAAAACTTGGGTAGTGGTAGTGGTGTTTTTTTTGAAATTGAGAATAAAGGCCAGCGCTTAACCGAGGATGAGTGGATTTACAGGAACCTCATGGAGCATCGCCGCAATAAAGGCTGGAAAAGTCAGGGAGCGGTAGACCTTCAATCCTTAATCAGCTTGTATCCTAATCACCTTGAACAGTTTAAAAGCTGGGCTACCTTGCCGATGGCTAAGCGAATCGCCGCTTATGCCTTTGCTGCGATTAAAGTTACCCCTGATAACCATTTCAAATATGCCCTAAAAATGGCTAGGGAGGGGACTGGTGATGAGTTTGAGAAGTTTCTCTATCAGGCTCAGAGGCAAGTAGAAGCGAAAGATTACCTAGTGAGGATTAGCTAAATGGACTGGACACCTAAACAGAATGGGACTGATGACGAAAGAAAGCTTCAGCGCTGGGAAAAAATAATGTGCTTGCCAGCAGATACAGCATTACACGACCTTTCAACCGGGATGCGCTACCGGCGGGGTATGTTCAGGCCGGTTTACCGGAAAGAGTTTGACCAGATGGTTGATACCTTCCAGGTTATCGGCACAACTGAAACCGTTCATGTCCCTTTCTTGAGACTCGTAGGAGATGGCACACGATGCAGCCTAATGGGCAAGCGCTGACATGGACGGCTATCATCAAGCAAATCCGCCATCTGGAACCGCCAGAAGCCATTGCCTACACCATGGCCCAAGGCTACAGCCAAGAGGCGGCGACTGACCTGGTGATGGACTACCAGAAGCACCGGCTCAAAGCGAGAAATGAAAAGCCGGAAAGCCAGAAATTCAGTGAGAGCGAGTTTTTCAGGAGGATACGAGAGAGAAATGTCAAACCATGATGATCTAACGGTTATTGATTGCGGATGGAACCCGCCTAAACATTGGGCCTTTGGAGTTTGCCAAGGTTGCGGTGAACGCTTTAAGCCCAAACTACCAAAGCAATTTTGGTGTGCTGAGTGCCGAAACAGAGAGCATAACACTGCAATCCAATGCGGAACCCCTCAATCAGAAGTCACAAGCAACACCCTAATTATGAGACTTGCCTATTCAAAGGGGATTAATACCAGAAAAGAACTGTCAATTGTTCTGGGTGTTGCTTCTCAAGACTTGCGACAGGTTGTGCAATGCAAGTTTGTAAGCCCAAAAAACTATCCAGTCGTGAGGAAGGTTAAAAAATTTTTCAATTTAAGGCTTGAACAACTGTTTCCACTGGCTCTACCAACTCAACTAGCATCTTACAAAAAATGGGAGGCTGATTTTGAGCCTTGACGTTCTATACCCAAGCGCCCCGCAAGCCATCGACATGCGGGAGCCGGAGAAAGTGAAACCTGTAAAAGTAGAAAATAAGAGGAGTTTGGACATGGGATTCTTTAAAACAACCGGAATCGTTTTAGGTTTTGGCGTTCTAATCGGTGGAACTGTATGGGCGACTGAGCTTTACAGAGATACAACGGTTAGAGGCATTGAACCAACCGAGGATCAGATCCAGAAGGACAGAGCAAAAGCCGCTCAAGGCTTGATGCTTTTCAATGAAGCCGAGGAACGTGACTTAGACCGGATTAGAAAATTCTGCTTCGGCTGGCCTTGGGAAAAAGACGCCCCGACCTGCCGTGTCTGGCTAAAGCATTACCGAAGCTTGGAAAAATACAGTGACGGCGACCTGTTCAACGAGGAAACCACTACAAACGCTTATAACGCTATGAACAAACCGGACAATGACCTGGGAAACGCCAAAAGCCCCACCGAGTAATTAGCTCAGTGGGGCCGAGGAAGCCAACGATCAGGAAGGTTCCTAGAAAAAAACGATACACGCAAGCGGAGCTAAAAGCAATGGTCACCTACTACGCCGAAAAGTGGGGCTTGAATCCCAAGTTCTACCACCGACAAATTAACCAGGAAAGCGGGTATCAGCAAAACGTGGTTAGCAATGCCAATGCCATCGGGATTGCTCAGATAATCCCTAGCACAGCAAAGGCATGGAAGGCTAACCCTTGGGATCCCCATTCAGCCTTGAACGCATCAGCCCGGAACATGGCTTCCTACGTTCGGACGTTCAAGCGGGCAGGGGATAGCGATGACGTGGCCCATGCGAAAGCGCTCAGCATGTATAACTCTGGAAAGCCCTACGCATACCTAAATCCACGGTATTCCAAGGGCCAAACATACCACTACATACCGCTGATTATGGGCTATAGGCCAATCCCACCCAAGAAACCCACAATCACGCAGAGACCCAAAACACAGTTAGCAACGGCACCTACGCCGGGAGGAGATTAAAGATGGATCGCAGATGCGGCGATTGCAAGCATGTTGTTTACAAGGCTCCACGTAACGGTTTGGAAATGGATTCATGGCTTTGTGGGAATAAACAAAGCTTCCTGTATAAAGAGTTTTTTCCAGAAAAAATAAACCCTGACAGCTATTGCGGCCATTTTGAGCCGATGGAAGAGGCCAGCAACGTGCCGGGAGGAGATTGAAATGACTTGGCAAGCGATTAAAACAGCCCCGAAGGATGAAACTACAGTTGATTTATGGCTTGTCGGCAGCCCATTTAAAAATAAGCCGGAATTGCAAACAGGCTTCAGAGTGCCGGATTGCTGGTACTGCCCAGAGGAAAAATCCTGGCTCAGGGCTGATGGCTATGGCGAGATTGAAAAAGTTAAAGGCAGGGGGATTAAAATCACCCACTGGATGCCCAGACCCGCACCCCCGGAGGCCCCCAATGCTTAACTTCCTCGCATTCTTCCCCTCCCACTGGTTTTTAGTCGAACCCGGCAAGTGGATCGATGACGAAAAGCTGGATCGGTTTCTGGACGAGGCGTTTAAAACACAGCCTCAGCCCGGCGGAATTAATGAAACATTAAGCGAAAACCCCGGCTCAGGTGTATGACTATGGGCCGGGGGTTTTTCGTTGATTTTAGAGGCGATGAGAAAGGATAACTATGAACATGCAAAATGACATAAACAAGTTAACTATTCGGGGCGCGATCCTGGAAGACGCAAAAGCGTTGACGGAAGGCGACAGAAATCAAGCATATGGACACCCATACGAAGGCATGACCCGGCTGGCTCAACTGATTAGCGCTTATTTATCGGTGGAAATCTCCGCAGTTGATGCCTCTGTTATCTGCTGTTTGTTGAAAATTAGCCGTGTTGCCGGTAATCCTAACCATCACGACAATTATTTAGATCTAGCCGCTTATGCCGCTATTGCTGGTGAGTGTGCAGACATGGGAGGGCGTAATGAACACACCAGAATGGCTTGAAGCGATTAAGCAGCGGTTTCTGTTTGAGAATCGGTTTTTCACCGTGTCACGATTAAAGCCAGGGCCACAGCATTGTGATATCTCCGCCCTTCTCCAGCTCGTCGAAAAGCAGCGGGAGGCGTTGAAGTCAATAAATCAGATTTACACCGTAGGTAAAGACCAGAGTCGGTTTGGCTATCGCAACCGTGACACGGTGATCCCTCAGATTGTTAATGAAGCACTGAATTTTAAACCAGAAGGAGTTGAAGCGTGAATATTGAAGAGATTAAACGGTTATGCCCTGAGTTTGCTTGGGTATTATACGCCTACCCAGAAATAACCAAACAAAACGCTATACGAATTGTTCAAGCCCTCGCCGAGGCAAGGCAGGCGCTGGGCAGATACGGCAGGCATGGCGATTGCAAAAAAGCGGATTTTGACTATAAACCATGCACTTGCGGATTGGAGGAATTGCTCCCCACCCCGCCAAGCGTGAAGGAGGGCTAGGGGATGTCACCAAAAACAGGAAAGCAACCATGCAGTAATTTTAAATATTCTGAAAATGAAATTGGCTTTTGTGGTTCAGGAATCCCCCATGAATGCTTCAGATGCGGCGGGACGGTTTATTTCTGTGGCAACTGTTTCACTGACCACCATAAAGGCGGTTATGAGACTTGCACCGTGGAAGCCCGGTGTATTAAAGAGCCGTTTTATAAAGACAAGAAAGCAGGACAAAATGACTGAAAATCAAGCTGAGATCAAAAACTGCAACCTGAGTTTTAGCGAGCTTGGCGAAATCGCCACTTCTAAAGTCAAAACAGATCCAGCCAGTCTGGATCAAGCTGAGAAGCTGGCTCAAGATTTTATAAACAAGGCAAAAGGCAAATGGCTATATATCGATGTCCATTATGGCGATATTGACTTTGACGTATTAAAAGCTGAATTTGTGAACTATATCACCCAAGCTACCGCCAAATTGCGGGCGGAGCGTGACCAAGCCCAAGCGCAAGTGGCGGCGTTGGTGGAAGGCCACAAAAAAACAATTCACGATATTTTATGGAAAGACTACGGCCATTCTGAAAATATTAAACGGATTGAGGCACTACTCAAAGACACTCAAGCCATAGCAGACGCTTACACGGCCAAGGTGCGGCAAGAGGCGAGGGAGGCGGCTATTTTGGAGTGTGCTGCAGTCATTGAAGCGAGGATGCATGTTAGAGGTATAGAATACAACTCCTCTATATACGGGTGCGTCCAGGCACTTGAAGCCCTCATCAGCAAGCCAGACGGCGAGAAAGGCGGGTGTGATGCTTGAGCGCTTTATTTTCTGGTTACTCGAATTATTTACCGAAAGAGACGATCACCCGATTCACCTGGGCGGATATAACATTCTGACACGCAGAGGTTATCAGTTTAAGTCAGGAACCACTCTATATATTGATGAGGATTGGAGTTGATAATGACCCTACCAGACGACATCAAGGCCGTGGTTAAGGCGGCTATCGAGTGGCGAGATGCCTTAAAAGCGCAAGGAATTAACTCATTGGAGACTGGAATAGGGCAGGCAGTCTACTACCTCTCCCCCGAGTCACTGAAGATGATTGAGGAGGCGTGATGGAGTGGGTATTTTCAAAAAACAGTGTCCCAGAAGATGGGGAAACGGTAATAGGCTGGTGTATTTACCCCGCCGGTGAAAGTGCCAGGGAAGTCACTTATAAAAATGGTACATTCTGGCTGTATTACAAAGCCGTAGAGTACAAGCGTTTAGAGCAAACAGTCATTGCTTGGTTAAGGATTTTACCACCACTCACGATTGAGAAACGGCTTGAAAATGTTGAAAAGCAAATACAGGAGCTATTAAGTAAATGACCCCAGACGAACTAAAAGCCGAACTCACCCAGATGGCCGTTGAGAATGCGAGGCTGGACGAGGTTGTAAAATTACTCAATACCGCTTACTGCTTTATGCTAAACGCACCAGATGAGGTTGAGGCATATGGTTTAAGCGGTGTCTATACTACTAAAAACCCAGTTAGGGCAGAGGGATCGGACTGGTGTGACAGGGCTAATGCCTTAATTAACCCAAACCCACCAACCCCCAGCCTCGGCGCTGCCATGCTGCGGGTGGTGGAGGCGGCGAAAGAGCTGGCTGGTAAAGATGTCCATGACGCTGAAAAGCAGTGGACGCTTATTGAAGCCGTCTATGCCCTGAACGAAATGGAGGCCAAGCAGTGAGTAAAGCCGTCACCCAGGCAAATAAAGCGATGGAGGAAAAAGCCCTCAAACGCCTCGACACTGACTTCTTTCTCTGTACCGCTAAACAAGCCCCTGAATGCACCGGCAGGGGCTTTTTAGTGGGCAGGGAGCAAAGCACCTGCTCCTCTTGCCTCAACTGGCAGAAGTGGCAGAAGCCGGTGGAGGTGAAGGAAAAGTATGCGTATTGGTTTTTGATGGAGGACAGCAAGTGAGCGATAAGACAAACCCTAAATGCATAAAAGAGAACTGCCATCGTAAAGCGGAATGGTGGAATAACAATTCAGGCTTTGCGCTTTGCGAATTACATATTATGCAAAACGCCTTCAATGTGGCCCATAAAGAATGGCAAAAAGAGAAGGAAAAACTAAGCTGCTCATTTTGTGGGAAAAGTCAGGATCAGGTTAAAAAACTCATTGCCGGGCCTGAAGTCTACATTTGCAATGAGTGCGTTGACCTTTGCGTTGAGCTTGTTGCGAAAGAAAAAGAGGAGGAAGCAAGCGGTGGAACTTAGCGAATTAGACGAGATTAAAAATAATTTCAAAACCCATTGTCAGCAAGTCGGAATTACTATTGCTGATCCACTGCATGGAGGGGCTTTCGTTAATTACCATCTAGAAAGAGCTTTTGTGGCAGGGCGCAACCAGGCAGACAAGGAACAAAAGAAAGTATTCAAGGAATTAGCTGTAGTCCTTCAAGAGTGCAGAGAATTTATCAAACGTTAAACACCAAAAGCCCCGGCGCTGTGATGGCATCGGGGCTTTTTTGTTGGAAATGGTGGGGCTTTTTCTGACCAACGGACACCCCGGCCGCACCATTCAGCAGGTCAATTGCGAGGCTGAATGGGGGAAATGATGAAAGGGGATTCGCTTACGCAGGCTCCCCCGTCAAGAGCCTGTGCCCCCCCCAGCCTAGTCAGCTAAAAGCTGCGCTGCCTCACGTAAAAACGTAAGCCTTCGACTGGAGAGGGTAAGCTTATTATAGCAAAAAGCCCCCCACTTTTCAGCAGGGGGAGGAAGAGGCGGTATGTTGAGGGGGAATTTAACTTAAAAATAAATGCCAGCCACCGAAAGCCCGTAACGCCATATAACCACGCTCAGCCACTTTCACCGGGCAACCGTCCTCGATGCTGATGCGCCGCCAAATAGCATCCGCCTGCTGACGATTCCATTGGTAATCCAGCACCGGCTCCCATTTCAGCGTTTGCGGGTTGAAGAACTGATACCAGCCCTCTGGCAGATAGCCCTTGCGGCGTTTTAAGGCGTTGTAAAGCTCATCATGGATTTTTCCGGAACGAGTAAACCAAGGATCGCTCTTAACCAGCCCCAAGCGCCGAGCCAGCCAGCCAGTCACGCCTTTGTCGGGTATGCTGGAATAGTCCGTGGTCTGCCCAGCGGGGACAACGATGCGCTCTTTGACCTCGCCGTGTTGCCAGACGGTGATGGTGGGGGTGTATGTGCGGTATAGGCCGTCTTTCAGGTTTCCGTCTGTCAAAAGAACACCTCCAGCGGGATATAATCTACCCCCGCAGCATGAAGCCTGTCCAGCTCCTCAAAGAATAGCCAAGCCGTCTTGCTCCGCTTCGGAGTATCATGCAGCAACACAGGACAACCAGCGGATCCGGGATGCCTGTTTTCAAGGTGAACACCACAATCTGAGCGGCTTTTACCCCCGGATCCATAAATCACCCGTTCCCCCGGTTTGGTGCCGATGACGTAAAACGGGGTGCCTTTAGGCTCCATTATCAGCGCATCCCGCTTAGTGGAAAGCCAGTGCTTGCCAATGGGCGTTGGGCCTTTGCCTTTCACCCAGTCACCAGCGCCGCCGTTGACGTAGGGATATTGCCCCGAAGCAATCGGGAGCTTGTCAAAGATCTTGGTCACTTGGCCATCAATCACCCGCTGAAGGGTCATTACGCCATAGACTGAGCCCTTGGTACGCTTGATAAACAGCTTGTACTGTTCGGCAGCCATGAGGATCTCCTTCATCTTGGTCAAGCAATGGCCAATATCTGCGACAGTCGAGAAATAGCGATTTCCGCCATTGCCTGATAACCCGTTGCGTTCGGGTGGGTATTGTCATTTTTACGGCCTGCAATAAACCGTTCAGGACTTGCGCCATCCCCTACGGCTGGTGTCATATCCACAACCGGAATATCGGTTGCTTTGCACTTGGTAATCAAGGCTTTACGGAAATTATCCGCCGCTAGAATATAGCCATCGTTGGGAGCCAGAAAGGCAAAGACAGGCTGTACTCCATAGCTCCTGCAATGCGCCGCAAAATCCATAGCACGGTTATAGGCCGTCAATGTATTGGTAGCGTCTGGAATCGAGTCGTTTGGAGTCCAAACGCTGTACATGGCCACAGTGGGCAAGTGATCCGTTACGGCTTGTCTACCGAAAGCGGCAAAAGCATCAGAAGGACAACTTCCCTGGCCGTAGTTCATGAAATTCAATAAACTACCACTAGCACGGGCCAGTGTTTCAGCCTTTGGAACCCATGACCCCATTGAGTTCCCTTGCGTGTTATCCCCAACGCCTTGAGTAATCGAGTCACCTACGCATAGTATCCGGTGGACTACAATACCGGTATCAAATTCAATAGCATGGATTCCGGTGGAATCCTGATAGGTTGTGGTGTTGGCTGCTGTTCCGTTTTCCGGGTTTACGGTGCGGTCGTTGCCAAAGTTGAAGTAATTATCAAAAAAGTTTGCAGGGTAAGCAATCGTGGTGCGGGTTGTACCCTGTGCCCAGAAGGTAAATGGGTTATCGAATTTAGTCCGCCACATCAGGTATGGGGTAGTGGAAGCACCATCAGTAGGCGGAATAGAGGGCAGATCAACCCAGTCAGACCACATGGTAGCCGGAACCCTGACATTCCCAGAGATAAAAGGAGGCAATGCGCCCGTTAGAGCGCCGCTAAACCTCACGTCTACCCAGCCAGTGGTGGGATTGTTGGTTTTAGTGTTGCCTACTGACGGTTCTATTTTGTTCGCCGAAGTATTGGTTACGGCTACAATCATTTTTACATTGGGCGGGGTCGCTTCAATGTTTTTAAACAAAAATCGAACCCGCTTAAAAGAGGGAGGAGGTGCGATCATAAAGCCGCATTGAGTCGAGGTGTAATCGGTACGAACCCCACCCGCTTTAACATCGGCTAACCAGTGCTTGGCCCAGACGGTATTCGTGTTCCCGGTTTTATAAATTCTTGGCATGATTAAATCCCTTCAGTCACGTTAACAACAACGGTGCCAGTGCTGGAAATAGCGGAAAACCATTGGCGAGGGATAAATCCGTTTTCAAAAACTTTTTCCCCCAATGGGCCAATTCGGATAGAGCCTCCGTTGGCGGCGGCGGTTCCATCTGGTTTGATAAAAATAGCGTTAGTGGCATCCTGATTTTGAATTGATAAATAGGTTCGGTTTGTATTTGGGCCAATCAAAGTGGACGCTGTTGTGGTTACGCTTTTGGCTATGGAAAATAAATCACCAAGATAAAAGCCTGTATTGATCAACTGAGCGCCTTGAGAGTCACCCTGAATGATTCCTGTCTGGCCATTGGGAACCAGAGGGCGGTTGACGTTATATTTAGCCCCAACTACTAAAGGCGTTACCGGAGGTTGTGAACTCATTCTTTTTACTCCTATTAATTTTTTTTATAAATCTTGTGCTGGAATTAAGAAATAGGATTTGCGCCAGTGAAGCCAAGGGCATCCGCAACCCACGTTTGCCGCAAGTCACTGTTATTGATGCCGCTCACAGTTGATCCGTTATCGTTGCCGGATAGCGAGAAAGCGCCCCAAGAGCCTGAACGAAGCTCCCAGAACAAGCCAGGAACGCCGAAGTCGTTAAGCGCCTCCACAAAATCCTGATAATAAGCTGTATTGCTTGCCTGATCGGCATACGTGCGGATCGGAGTAGCGTTATCCGATTGCTTTGGCATGCCAAACTCACCCATCAGAACTTTTAGGTTATTCCGCTTGGCCACGTCTGCAATCAGTTTGATCCGGGCTCTGAGATTGGCTGTACCGTAGCCGGTTGAAGCGTAGTTTTGAGATACAGTTAAGGCATAGGCAACCTGAGTAAGCGATGGCGTAACCGTGATCCCGGTGTTGTTGATTACATACGCTTGCAAGGCCAGCGAGCGAGTAACAAAAAACGTGCCGGTGTAAGTGGATGCAGTTTCAGGCTTTGCACCGATCCAAGTGATAATATTGCCGGAAACCGTCCAGTTTACACCCTCGACATAATTGGTTGCGCCTTGCGTGATGGTTCTGATGCCGTTAGCGGCTTGGTTTGGTGTGGACGGAACCAGATCGCCGTAAGCCGCATTGAGCGTGTCGGTCGCTCCAGCGCCCCGCACAATCGTTGTATCCACAACCCTGACAGGCGGCTTGGCAATGACTTCGTTAAGCCATTCTTGATCATAGTATTGGTGGGTGAGTGGATACGTTGCGCCGAGTGCTGGCCCCATGCCAGAAACCCAAATAACCGCATTATTGGTCACGGTATAGTCAGTGGTATAGGTGTAACCGGGAATGGATACCGTAGCCGCTCCCGGCAAGTATAGCGGGGTGTATTGCGGATCAATCGGGTCAACTTGCCCTGTTGTGGAGCGGGTGACGGTGGTAGTTCGGCTCGTGATAGTTGGCGGTGTGACCGGGTAGGGCGATTGATAAAGGTACTGATTCGCCCCGATCTGGCCCTGTTGACTGATGATTGGCTCGTACAAGTGGCAAATATCATAAATGACATTACGATCACCGCATCCAGGCATCCCAGCCCGCAAGCTTGCTTCAAGCGTTCCAAAATCCGCACCGATTGGTACAAAAGTCATCAGCGGCGCACCTTCCCGCATGTACTCAATCATCCGGGTTTGGATCTTGTTCCAGCGTTGGGTGGCCTCTTTTTTGTGAAAACTCACACCATCCCCCGGAACGTAAGTGATGGCATCCTCTCCCGTGAAGCGCTTCAGGCCTAAGTTAGCCCCAAAACTAACAGAGCTGGTTTTGACTGATTCCAGCATGTTGGCGGTGTTAGTGCCGGTAATCAGCAAGCGGTTGAGCATGATACAGGCGTTTACTTTGCCCGTATAATCTCCGTTTGCAGCAATAGCAGCGTTAATATCGCTGGCTACTTGTGCGGGTGTTCGCCCAGAGGCAAGCACAATGTCCAGCTTGTCCAGCCCAAATAGTTTAATGCTGAGTGTGCCTGCTGCCACGGTAGGATTCACAAGGCTGGCTTGCCCGCAAATCGTGCCTTGTCTGGTGTACTGGCTGACGTTTGGCTCTTGGTTGGGGTTTACCATAATCATGGTCTGACTGATGGCGGCCAAATCCGTGCAAAAACCCCGCAAAAACTGACCGTAGGACTCCACCATTTCGTCAGAGGTTGAAACGGCCATGTGAAATGGAGCCGCTGGCACGTTAGGCTGGATAGTGCTAGCTGAGCGATCCCGAAAGCTGACCAATACAGGTAAGCCAGCTGTAACGCACGTTTGCACCCATTCCATGAATAACGCTTTTAATCCGGGTGTTGAAGCATATGGAGCCACACCCGGTTGGTTGCCGATCCAGTAAAAGGTGGGATCCGTTAAAATCCTGATAAATTTAACGCCAGCGGCTTTTAAGTAATTGGCATGATACGGCTTAAAAGCGATCAGGCTTTCCGCTGGAACGGTGGGCGGGTTGGTAAGCGTGGGCGTCCAAACATGATCAAACAAGTTTATTCCGATGCCGTTAATGCGTTCAAACATGGCATCCCGGCGCTGTAAATCAGCGTCAAACAGAGCGTCAACCATTAGTGGATCACCTCAATACTTTCCAAATCGGCTACCCATGCGATTGTCACGCCGGATTCGCCGGTAACTTTTACGTCCAAAGCGCCGTTTGTGGTATCTGCCGAAATGTTCAACACCCAGGCCGAGGCGCTCCCGACTGTCACCTGAGCGGTCACGTTTTTAGCCCCAGCGGTTAGTGTTGCAGGGTTTGGATCGGTAGACGTATAAGCCACAACGCTTGCAACTCCTGTGCCACGAGTCACCATGGCCTCGAACGACCAAGCTGCGTATTTTGCCCGTGTTAAATCCTGAGCGATCACACGCCCCCGGATTTTCATGGCCTCGTTATCTTGCAGCACCAGTTTTTCGCTAGACCCATTCAAAAACAGGCTGGCTTGAGTGGCGTCAGTGGTTTTATTGCGGAGTATATAGCGCCCATGCTGAGCGTCTCCCGCAGTCGTAAATTGACCGGATCCGTAGGCATAACCGCCATAGTTCCGAGATGCCGCTTGCTTGCCCAACGCAAAGCCTTGCAGGGCGCTTACGGTATTGGTATCTCCAATCGCCGTGCCGAGGTTTCCTGTCCCAACAGTTGGAGCGGTTACGGTATTACTGTTGCCGATTGCGATCCCAAAGTTGCCGGAGGAAAACAGAAAGCTGTTTGTGATGCTGTTTAAATAACCGAACGCAATACCGCCCACGGCTGAATTGTTGACACTGAAAACTGATGCTGACCGGCCTATAGCGATAGAATCGTTGTTTCTAGCCCCCTTGCCGCCGAAATTGTCCATATTGCATATGGCGATCGAGTTGTCGCCGCTTGCGAAGGAATTCCCAAAAACAAACGCTTGGCTTCGGGTCATCTGGTTCCGGCCAATGAAAACCGCACCATCACCCAGGCATAGCACCGAACGTCCAAACTGGAAATAAGGGAAGCCGAAATCAGGCATGTTTCCGGGCTCTGCGAACATGGGCATTAAATTTACTTGCGCTTCAATTGGGCTGATTGCGCCAGTGCCGCCAGTGTGAATCGGCAAAAATCCGGCTGAATCTCCTTTGGCTCCCGGTGGCCCCTGTTTTCCCTCAACATAAATAATCTGAGTTGACATATTGGTTTAATCCCTCGTTACGCTTTTATCAATGTTGACTTGGCCATAAAACAAGCGGTCGACAGCCCCGGTTGACCACGTGATAAACAGGTCAAAAAGCAAGGTGCTTTCATCCACCAATGCGGTGACCGAATTATCAAGTTGTATTTTGATCGTTCCCAAAGCCCCGCCCAGCGTGATACCGCTTGAATTTGTCAGGGTGATGACAGGAGGGCTTTCATAATTCCTTCGGAACTGCATTTTAGCGGTGGTGCCTGTCAGGTTGATGGGGTTTTCATCCACATCTTTGACCGTCAGTAAACGCACCCAATCCGCCCCCTGCTCAATGCACGGAAAAATTATTTCCTTATCTGGAAAACAGGCCATCCGACCTCCTCTTGATAACTCACTCTTCTATGAGGCTGTATTGCCGCTGTTCGATACGTTCTGGAAGGCAAACCGGCTGCCGCTGACTACACCGGTGGCGATGTTGTCACGGCATTCGCAACCAGTCCCCCAACTGGTGGTGCTACCTGCGCCGCCATTGCTGAAGTTGATGACCGAGGGCCCGCCAGGATCAGTAACGCCTGTAAACCGATTGTTCAGGATTTTGATGTTTACTGGACTAACCTGCACGTTATCACCGGGGAATGGCCGGTTTTGCATCAAGATCCCACGGTTGCAGTTGATAAAATCATTGTCAGCAATGTAATAGTTACCGTAAGAATAGCTATTCCCATTCCCTTCTGATGGCGTGTATGCCTGCAAGCCGTGGTTTCCGGCGTTCGATACTGTGTTCTCGGTAATGTTGAGGTTGTTACGCCCAATCACCTCAAAGCCACAAGAAAACGGCATGTTTTTATTGCATTGAATGGTGTTCAGCCTTGCCATACCGCCCTTGATTTGCCGTCTGGTGGAAATTTTGAACGAGCCTTTGAGGTTAAAAGCCTTGTTGTTTTCTGCCAAAAAGTAATTACAACCGCCCCGCAAGTTGTTATCTCCGCCCGGCGTATTGGTTACTTGGCTGCAATTTGTGAACGTGGAATTTCGGACGGAATTATAAAATGACCCGTCCACCTCGCCACGGGAACCAGAAACGGTTGCCCTGAACCCGGCATCGCCATAATCGAAACACTCGATATTATTAACGTGCGCATCGATGCAGGAACCGAAGATGATCCCCTGTTCACCGAAGCGGTTAATCTCGGTGTTGGTGGTCGCTCCGTAAAAACTAATGGACTCTATCAGCAAGCCTTGAGCGTAGCGGAAGTTTACCGAGTATTCGTTTTTGTAATAGGAGACATCGGCGGCAGTTACGGCTGGCGGAATAGCGCCGTCCACTTTGGCCCGCTTATTTGGCACGTCAATATCCACGGAATTGTAGCTGATTTGCCGTACATCAGGGACGCCATCAATTTTGATCAACAGTCCGGCGCTGATGGCGGGCGATCCGGTCATGGTGCTAAACGTAACCCAGTTATCACTCCCGTTGGTGGTGGCGGTTATTGTGGTGGCCGTGGATTGTTTAATGCACTTGGTTTGCCCCTTGATGCCAAATAACCGAATCTGCATAGCGTCATCAAAAAACAGGTGTGCCTGGTGGTACCAGTTGCCGGGTGGCAAGTAATAGTTTCGGTTTACCTTGCGATCCCCAGCCCCTGCAATGTAGCTGTTAATGGCTGCGAAGCTATCAGAGGTAGGATTCCCTTCCATAGCGGGTAGGCCTGGAACCACGGTGGTTAAGTCAATGGCATTTTTCCCGGTAAATTCCCACAGTTCGGGGATCTGGATAATGGTCGAGCCGGAACCGCCTTGCGGTAACAAGCCCGGTAAATTCAATGGCATTAGCTACCCTCGATCACGTTGCATAATACAGGCGCACCCGTGGCAATGGCCGAAATAGCCGAGGTAAACACAGTGCCACTTCCTGTCAGCTCATAGCTCCCCAGTGGCGGCAAGCGTAGGCTGCCATTGTTTGCCCCAGCTGTTCCACCGAAATTGATGTAAATGGGGTTGGCGTCGTCCTGACTCTGGATCAGTAAATAAGAACGATTGGCGTTTGATGCCAGCAACGTGGCGGCACCGGTGCCTACAGTTTTAGCGGACTGGGTTGGCGCAATCCGGTAGATGCCTGGATTAACCTTCAGGATGCCCGCTCCGTCCAGCATGCCAGCGGCGAAATTAGCGAGGATGGGTAAGGGATTTATAGCCGTGACAAATTGGGGGGCGGCTCGGTTGCCCCACAGTAAAAAGTTCATTTTTTGCCCTCTTAGCTCAATCTATAAAATGCGTTGCCGATATTACCCGCTGTTGGGCTGGCCGTGCTGTTGTTCGCTGGATCGGTCGTTACCCTCACCCCGATAGCGGTGGTAAATTCCACCGGCTCTGGAAAAACATGTTTAAAATTGCCGTATGGGAAAACTTCCCAGACGATCACCGGCGTACTGGCCGAGTTGGGCGTAGCTTGGTTATATAGTTTGACATAGGCCGTTTCAGTGCCTGAATTGTTAAAATAATCAATCTGGCTCAGCAAAGCAGGAGCGTTTGCAATTGTTACCGCTGTATTGCTGGCCGCACCGATGATTCTGGGCTGGGAAACGTTCCGACTATTTACCGGGAATGGATTAGTCTTAGTCACTGTGCTAGGCAGCCCGCCCGCTTCCTGATACTCCATAACGACTTGCTGGTGTAATCGGCTCGTTCCATCGGCTATAACGGCGGATAAAGCTCCACCGCTACCGGGTGTTAAGGGAAAGCTTGTTGACATCGTTAATCCTTTTCGTTTTATTTCAACAACTGGGCATGCTGTGAGGCCAATAAATCCAGCTTCCCGGATAGCTCAATGACACGCCGTTCAGCGTCTGCATGTTTGTTCTGGCAATCATCCAGCTCCAACCGAAGCTGAGAGACAGCGGCTTTCAGTCCGTTAAACTCGCTCATCAGAAAGTCTTGGAATTTTTCATTCTCTTTGACTTTGACCGTCCGATTTCCCTCAATTAAGCTTCCAGTCCAACTGAAGAAGCGAGGTGCCCAACTTAAAACGGCAACGCCAACGGCTCCCCATGTAATCACGTCATGTTGTTCAGCCATCACGCCTCCGGAAATAGAGTTAAAATCTGCGTTCTCAATGCTTCCAGTTCTGTTGGAATATCGGCTCGTTCGATGATGAGTCTAGCGATATGGGGGCGGTTTTCTTCCATAGCCTGTCTTACCGATACTTTCAGCGGTGCAAAGTCAGCCTGCGCCTCATCCGGCAAATTGGCCGTGAAAAAGTCGTTTAACTGTTCAGCCAAGGTTATTGGTTTAAAAGGTTCTAGGGCTATTGGTGTCCCTTGAACCCACTCCCCTTCAGGACGATCCGCAGGTTGAATGGGATAGGTGGCAAAGTCACTGTAGGAGTTGTCTTGGCGCAGTAGGTAAAAATTAGGCATTACACCACCTCCGTTACGGTATAGCCGATCACGTTAATGTCGAGGTTGTTTGGCGTCCCCGTGGTGATATAGTCCACCTGCTGGCTACTATTGGTTTCCCAATCGTCCGTATTGTCACCATGCTGTGCGCCCGTGGCGATGGCAATAGCATTTCCCTCATGGGTGGATCCTGTTTTCCTGATGGAAACGGTAGCGCTCCCACTATCGGTAATTTCAGTTTTCAGTTTTACGAATCTTGAGATTGGGGGGACACAAGAGGCCAAGCTGATAGCTGTCCAACTGCTGGCGGTGCCATTATCCAATACGTTGCAAGTCCCCAATGTCCCGTCTACGTTGCTGGATTGCCTTACGTCGTACCAGATATAAGGCCGATAGGGCCATCCATAACCCACAAAAAACGGGATAATATTGCTTGAACCGTCATTCCGAACGGCAAGCGGTAATTGCCGCTTTTGATCATAACTGCTGGGAAAACTAATTGAACCAGACGCCGCTTCATTGACTGTGGAGAAAACGGCAGACGTGGCCCCTGTGCTGGTTCGGCGGAGGAGGTACAAATAATACCAAGTGTTTGAGGCTTCAGATCCAGTATCCAGCCCGCCCAGCCCGGAAACCGCAAGGGAAACGGTTAGGTCAGAGGCAAGCTCTATATTCGCAACACCGGTAGAATCTTGGGCCCGAATGCCCGCTGGCAGAATTATACTGGCGGCGTTATTGTAAACCGGGGGCTTCCCACCTATTGCACCCTTAACGCCTGGGCTGGCACTGTTGGCCATGTTTCGGGTAACACCGGCAATTCGTCCCTTGAATTGTCCGGTGGCGCTGTCATAAACCAAATCGCCATTATTGACAACAGTAGGCGTTGGAGCCGCTAAGTTGAGGATTCCATCCTTTAGCAGGATTTCTTCAATCTCGACACCATTGCCCACGGTGCGTTCTTCCACAACGTCTGTAAAGACACCGCTGGAAAACGTGTTGGATAAACTTCCACCCGGATTAATCAGGCCCATTTACACCTCCGCCACATAAGTGATAAACGGCGGTAAAGCCGTTGAACTGTTAAAAATCAGGCCCGCCCCAAGTTCGGTATTGGCCAGAATTTTAGGCGAATTGGGAACAAACGCTGTCGAGATCCCGGAGTTGCCGCCAAATTTTAAAACCGTCAGAACTGTAGAGCCGCTTTTAACCGTGAGGTTATAGGCAGCATCACTAACCAGCTGTAAACCAATTAAATAAACCACTTTGCCGCTGATCTGCGAAATAATCAGATCACCACCAGGTGTATCATATTCTACGAGGATAGGAACCGCTTGAGCTGGGGCAAAACCGGCAGGCAAAGTAAACGGCAGGGCCGTTAGTCGGGTTACATTGTTCATAATGCTTCCTACAATTTGATAAAAATATCAGTCACAAAGTATGGCGGCATGTTGTTGTGTGGTTGCCCGCCTCCAGTTTTCCCGGTTTTTGTCGGATAGCGTCCGTTCCCAGATCCATTATCCACTGGCCCCGAAGTGTATAACAGCGTAGTCGTATCGTGGTCATGTTCTGGCATAGTCGCAATGGTAAGGCGATCTGTTTCCGCTCCACCTTTCCCCCCGAATTGGCTTGCTCTTGCGCCATCTAGAGATGCCTCTGTAACGCTACCAGCAGAGACTCCGCTCATGTTGTCCCGTCCTAATGGAAAGCGTCCTCTTGCGTCGACAATCGCAATTTGACGGCCTGCGGAAAAATCCGCCAGCCCTGAAGCCCCACGGGTGACCACTTCCCCCAACTCGTTAAACACCTGTGCATTTTCCGGGTTATCTGTAGTGGCGTTCCAAGCGGCTATAAACAGGGCTTGCGTGTCAGCATTGGCCCGGTTGCTTGCTCCGCTAATGGCGTTGCCGATGGTGCCTGATGCATAGATCCATCCCGTTTCTGGCGCCAGTAAATAGGGATTTAGCTTTAAATCGCCAGTGGTAAATGGGGTTGACTGGCTCCCGAATGCGGCGGCAAAGTTGCCAATCAACGTATTTAAATCGGTGTCAGTTGCGTCAAAGCCCTTGCTCTCGATAAATCTAGCAGCGGCAACGGCCATAAAACTGATTTGCCGAAAGAGTTTATTATGCAGCCGGGGAATGGCAATTCCGTCTTTTACACCATCGACCCGATCCGATGAAGCTGTATACTCAGCATCCGAAAACATGTTAGCTCCGGTAGAGTCGAACGGTTGAAAATTATTTGATGGCATTTGAACTCCTATTCAGACAGCCAGTAACCCTGTCCGTAACCCTTCAGGTAATCGGACTCTGGGCCATAGGCAAATATCGGGTTGGACGTGTAAATGTAGTTGACTTTCACGCCCACCGGTTTAGGGAAAATGTATTCATTTTCGATCAGCGCTTTGTTGATCTTGTCCTGATTGCTCAGTTCGCTGTAAGTGGTTGTCTCTGTGCCAATGCCGGTAATCAGAAGCAGCAGCCCAACGGGAACCCCAACATTACTAACGGTGGTTGTTGGAATCGGCTCATAGCCCGAAATCAGGACATCATAAGTCATATCCTGATTATCGATAACCAGAATGGGCGTTAGTGGGAAGCGCTCCTTCCAGAAATCATAGATTTCCTGTTTAGTTCCCCGCCACTGGTTTTGCAGGATTTTTGCTTTTAAAACAGTCCGGTAATTCTCATCATCCAGTTTGGAGGAGATGAAATTCCCAACCGGCAAAGCTAAAGCGGTTTGTCTGATAGCTTGATTGCCCATCTAAACCTCAATGATGTAGACGGTAAACGGAGGAAGCGCCCTATCGCAGTTCATGATCAAGGCTTCGCCTGACTCTGTGCCGCAAACGACTTCTGGATTCACTGGGCTAAAGGGATGTACTGGCCCATTGAATGAGGAATATTCCTGAGTGAATAACACCGTGGTATTGCTTTTCAGTGTGAAACGAAACGGGGCGTTATTAACGACCGTCAAGCCTACTAATAGAGTGGCTCTCGGGCTGGTTGCAATGATTAAATCCTGTCCCGGCGTGTCATAGATAATCCGAATCGGGATAGCGGAAGCGCCGTTGAAATCGGAACTGATAGAAAACTTGGTAATGCGTCCTCGCCCTAACAGTTCCCCTAAAATATCCAACTGGTTGCCCACGGCATCATTGACATTGAAGCCGTTCAAAACCTGATTCAAAACGGTCTGAGTGTCCAGAAAAGGTTTGAGCAAAGCCGCCTGCCAAGCCATAAATTTAGGCTGGATGGAGTTAGGCGGCGGGATTAGCTTGGTGTAATCGGTGAATGTCATGGGTTTACCGTGATTGAAACTGAACCAGAAACCGGCTGTTGTTTGAATGTCATGGGCAAGTTTGCCGTTCCCTGAGCATTTCCTGTTATGGCAATGGTTAGGGTGTCCAAAGAAAACAAGGGATATTGCAGCCCGTTATTGACACTCAATGCGGCTCGTTCTACTTCGGAGCGAATAACACTTTGCCCAATGGTCAGGCTGTTTAGGTAGCTTGTGATAGCCTGTTGGATCAAGGTGCCGATGGATGAGTTGTAACCGGCCAGCGCATCCAGGGTAACCACAACGTCAATGACCCGTGTTTGGGGTCGAAAGAACCGGATGGTGTTGTTTACGCCGTTGCTATCTGGCACGATGAAAACCTGATCGCCGTTGCTGTAGCAGCCTGGGGTTTTGCGGAGATCAATCACCTGGGCGATGGTCAGCCCGTCGCCACCGTTTACCACGGCTGTTAGGGAGTGGGCAGGGAAGCCGTCGGGGTTACTAACGCCGTTGATTGAGGTTACTGACGCATTGGTGTCATTTTCATAGACTTGGGCGGCAATGACGTTGGGAATATCCAGAATCGCCCCAAGGATGCCAGTTTTTAAGGCTTGGCTTGGGTTTGAAACTGAAACCGCTTGCCGGTAGCGTAACTGGGTATCACTTTCCTGTGCCCGTCCCAAAGTGGCGGCGAAAGCGTTGGTTACGCCTGTCCAGCCAAAAACCGGGGTAGTAATCTGCGTGATGGTTCCAGGGCCAGCAGCAACCGGGCCGGGTGTTAAACAGGTGCCAGTTACGGTTACAGATCCCGAATCGCCAATGGTGACAGAATCAGGAAGCGCCCATTTGAACCCGGCGGTGTCTGTCACGATGCCGTTTTGAATCAGGGTAAAATCTGTGCCGGTAATGGTCAATGGAGCGGTGGAGAAGGAAACCGGGTTGCGCTGTAACCCGTTGACACTGACCACGCCATCCAAACCGGAAGAAATCGCAGTCACAGGGGAGCGGGCATTGTATACCTGTTGGGCCAGTAGCATGGTTTCATAGGCGGTCAAAGCGTAGGATGCGATCAGCTGGAAGTCTTGGCTGTCGTTTTCGAGGTAGGTTGACGCTCCAAATATCCGGCGGGCTTCAGCAACCAAATAATCCTCGATTTCTTGATATGTGGGTATTTCCAGCCCTGAAGGCCCGAGGGTTGGCGGAAAATATGGCATTTAGAACGAATCCTCAATGACGACATTTTGCGTATAAATCGTGTCTATCACGCAAGTAAAACTGTAGCGGCGGCTGTTTGGGTCAAATTGGCTGTCAAAGTTGACAATCCGACTTACACCCTCGGTGCCTAAAATCCGTTTCTTCAGGACAGAATCCACAACGGTTAGGTTGTCCGCAGCGCCCGAGCTGGCCAGAATGCTTTGATACATGGGCAGGCCATCGTTTAGATCCCGCCAGAATGAATCCTTATAAAGCTGTAATCGGGTTTTTACCGCTTGAACAGAGGCTTCCAGATCATAGGCAAAATCAGAATCTCCATGCCCAAAACTGTAATCGCCAGAATCGCTTAACCGTCTGTATTTCATAAATCAATTGGCCCTGTAATGCTTGGCCCGCTGGTAACGCCTGTGTGTCTGTGGTCGAAGTAATCAGCGCCATTGATACTCAAAGAGGTGTCTCCTGAACTCTCGCCGGTCATGGTAACGCCACCGGTCACTATGTTGATCGCCCCCGCCGCTATATTGAGAACAGGCGTTATAACACCTACGCCACTTGGGCCAACCGTAACCCGAGAAACCCCGTCCAGTGTGCGTAGTTCTGCCGAGGTGGTGTTAAATGCCGTTATAACGGCTGGCTGGCTATTGATACCAGGGATGGCAAAAGCATCGGATAAATCATGCCTGCGCCGGTCATTCCATTGCTGTAAATTTCCGAACTGGTGCCAAGAGTCAATGCAGGAATCCGCAAATACCAGCAACACCTCATCACCGGGAGCCAAGGGAAACGTTAAAGCCACGCCGCCGCCTTGGGGGAATTGAACCGGAATATCTTGCAGTACTGGCAAGGCCACCCATTCAATAGAACCCGTGGCCCGGTCTACCCGTTTTTCTTTGATGGCAGGCTGGGCGCTGATGGTTTGTTTAACGGCATTGAAGCTCACCACAATAGCGGGCAGGCTCACCCGGATGGCGGCGCTCAGGGCATCATTGTTCCGTTTAATGGCCTCGTTTGGGTCGGCAATGCGCTCAGCAAGGTTATTTAACGGACGCTCACCCTCGTTTGAAACTTGGCCTACAATCGTTGCCATTTCAAAGCCCTGTCTGTGTCGGGTCAAGCAGCATAGCGGGCAGAACCCCCGTTTGCGCTATTCCCTGCATGTTGTAATACCAGTCGTTGCCCCGTGTATCGCCCTCGATGGTCATGCTGATGATTCGGTATAACCCATCCAGATCCAGCAGTGGTTGGACCAAAGCGGAAGCCGTCCCAAGGGCTGAACCAATGGGTAATTCTGCTTGATTGACTCGCTTATTATCCAGATGGAACCAGCTATTCAGCTTGAAATCCGGGTTAATGAGAGAGGTGACTTCAACACCCTGATCCACCTGTTGCGGCATCCCGATCAGGCCGTTGGTGACATCCAGTTCAGGAACGGAGGCAGGCGGGCCTTGATTCAAGGCGGATAGGTTGACGGTGCCGTTATCGGCGTAAAGCAAAGCGTTGTTATTGACCGCCAGATTACGGAGCGCATCCCCCGGCTTCCCGGTAACGGTTTTGGCTCGGAGTGTTGTTTGTTGGTTAAGCGATTCATCCACCCGGACATCAAACGGAACAGTGGAGGAGCGGCCCACTTGCTGGGCGATTTGCTGTAACGTTTGCCCGGCTTGCAAGGTGAAATTGCAGAAACCCAGGTTCAGAATGTCGCCATCGATGCAAAGTAGCTTGATGTAATAGGTAGTCTGATCTTCTTTTCCCCGAACTGGCTGAACAATCTTGGCATCGAAAATCAGGCCGTATGGGCCATCCTGATAGCCTGCTTCCAGCGTTACGGATTTACCGTTCTGGAGAATGTCTTGTTCTGTCGCCGGTGAAAGGTTGTAAATTGTGATTGAGCCGAATTGATAAGCCCGCCCGATTGTCCGATCCAGAGAAAACACAACCCGCAAGTCCGTTGGTAGCGTGATCACGTTCCCGCCGAAGGTGGTAACGGTCACTTTCCATTTTCGCCCGTAAAGCATGGCTACTCCCAAAGAAGGGTAAAGTTACTGCCCCAATCATTAGCGCCGGGATAATCAGGGGCATTGCTGGATAGCGGTAAAACATACAGGGAGCCTATATTCAGGTAACTATAGGGAGACAGCAGATCCACCGGGTAGGTGGCCACCAGTGGAAGCGCCTTCAATAGTAAATTCCCATTGGCATCTGAAATATCCAGTTGCCAGAAGCCGCCCACGGTGTTGAACACGGCGAACAGGCTAAACGTGATATTCCGGCCAATTAAGGGGATGCGGCTTGTGAACCGCTGGTTAGGCTGGTTGGTGATGTTAATTTGTGTCATAGCTTGATAAACGGAAACAATGCTTCCAGCTTCAACTTAATGGACTGAATCGTTCCAAATTCTGGTAGCGCTGGCACATTGCCCCGGTTAGTAATATCTGTGGCCATCTGGGCGGCGCTCAGCTTGTAAACCTGCACATCAGCAATGATGATTTCAATCAGGTTGATTGTCGCTTTTAGTGCTGTGCTGGTCTGGTAATCGTCCGATGCTTCCAGCGATTCAATCAGGATATTTTCATAAACGCCGTACTTACTCACCAGTGTTAGCGGTACCCGGCGGGCCTGCAATTGCTGAATGGTGTTGTAGGCGTTAATGGAGCGGGTGGGGTTTGCTGAAAACCTTCCAGTGGCTACGGTATCCGTTACGCCGATGTCAAAGGAAAACCGCTTCGGGTTCACATAGGCATGATCGGTGATGTCGGCCCCGGACTGTACCGGGTGCTGAGTGACCGTGATGGCGTTAGCATGGTTTAGACGTAGCCAAGCGTCAAACGTATAAACAATCTGCTTCCCATCTGCCGTAGGTTCTACAAGGCTCCATTCGGTAGGGGGAGCGGTCTTTTTTACCCCTGCAGTGATAAGCGTGGAGGAGGGCGTTTCGGATAGGTCCAGTCCTGCGGGCGGGATACTGGATTCCCTCTGAAATGACAAATCCAACCCGGCAGGTGGAATGCTTGAAGTCATTCCCATTATCCCCAAGGGCTCGTGTTACTTCGGATGTTCAGGGAGTCCCTAAAGAACTGGCCTATCCTATCGCCTAGATAAGCCGCTGTTTTTTCGTCTTTTACGTCACCGTGGACATGGACAGTCACGGAAGTTGGCCGAGTTTCCACATCAAGATGTGGGCCAGTTGCGCCACGATTTTTAAGGACTTCAAAATTACCCTTTCCTCCTAATTCTCTGTATTTAGAAAGAATGTCTGCAAAACGGGTATTTCCTAACATCCCATTTTTGCTCTCTAGGAAACCTTTAACAAACCCAGGAGTGGCTGCCAGTGCTTGCATGACCTTAACTATTTCATCTTTAGATTTACCATTTAAGCCAAGATCAAACTTATATCCAGTGCCATGCGAATATTTCCCAGGTGCATGTCCACCTTCTTGTGCTGCTGTGATAAACCATTTCTTTTCGTCTGACATTATTTTTGCTAATCGATCTAAAAATTCACCAGTGAACCCAAACTTCTTCACACTGGGTAAACGGCTAAAACTGTTTCTGTCACCCTTTCCATCTGGATTCTTACCGGCTTGTGGTGTTTCCGGTGTAGGCGCTATAGCGTTTGAAACCCTGTCCATACCCCATTTAACAGCGTCAACTGCTGGTTTAATTGGGGCATACAGTATTTCAACACCAAGGGCAATCAACTTTCCAACCCAAGTAAAAAGAGAGAGTATTTTTGTCAGGATTGTTAAACCCTTAAAAAATAAATCAACAATTACCCCGACAAAAGCCAGTAGCCCAGAAATCGTATCCATAATTGCTGGCATATTATCAATCAACAATTGATTGAAGTTCTTCATAAATTCTTCAAAAGAGGCCAATGGCCCGGCCAGCACATGGCCAAGCTTGCCGCCCAGGTTCTGCCAGAAGTAATTCATAATCACGCCCAGCCGGTTTGTTTCCAGCCCAGCGGCCCGGATATTGCGAAAGCCTTGCTGAACATCGGCTCCACCTTCCAGACCGGCAGCAGTTCGGCGAAGGCTCATAAACTGCGCCCGAAGTTCAGGGTTTAAGGCTACCGCCCGCAATTCGTCGATTGAACCAACGCCCATGGAATCCATGACAGCCTTGAGGGAACGGGCGTTCTGCGTGGTGGTAAATAGGGACAGGGCCAGCTTTTGGATCTGCATGTCAACAGCGGCCATCTTGCTCATGAAAACAGCTGTAGCGGCTGTGATTGCGACAATTAGGGCGGCTATGGCCCCAGCAATGGCAAGCTTGATTGCGCCAATGCCTGTAGTTAATTTAGTACCCCATTCAACGACTTTACCGACGACAGGGGTTTTTATGATTTTTTTCTCAACTTCCCCAAAAACTTCAACGATGCGTTTTCCAGTCTTTTGAAATGCCTCTGTTTCCCCAATCGTCTTAATAACCTTATTAATAGCCTTGTCGATTTTATCAAACGACTTTTGAGCCTCGGAAAAGCCTTTTTTGTCAACTTCAAAGCCAACGGCCACCAAATATTCTTTGATTATGTCAATCACGGCATTGGCCCCATTTCTTTAAATTGGCTCATCATCTCGGCTTTGCGGGTTTCCTCGGCAATTATCACTTCCACGATGTCGAAAAAGTCCGTTATGGTGTAGGTGCCGTCCCAGAGTTCTTTTTGTTTCCAGTACCCTTTGGCGACTGGGAGGTAGAGGAGGTCTCTTTCCCAGTTTGAGGGAATATCATAGACATTTCGCTGCCCAGCCCCTCCAACAGGGCGGGGTCTAAAAAATCCATTAGCGTGTACATAAAGGCGTGAGTGGTCAACTGGAACAACTCTGGCCCGGTCAATTCACCGGGATAAGCCATAGAACCGTTTTGGTTCATCAAAGAAAACAACCCATTGCTATTTTGAAAATAACAACTTTTCAGGCAATCAGCTTGAAAATGCTGAAAGCGGTCTGGTGTCATTTGCATAAACGACTGAACGGCGCTCATCATACCCTTGCCATCCATACCGGAAGCCAGGGAGCCCAAGAGTTGAAAAACCCAATAGCATCCTAGCTGCGGTGTAAACTTTTTAACGGTAAATTTTTTCCCATTTATTTCAATCTGTTTTTCTTTGTCGCTCATAACCACCTCTAAATGTTATTCAATATCTGAGCTTGCACGTTCAATGAAGGAAGAACCCCAGCCGCCAAGCCAGCAATAATACTTCCATCCTGGAAGATGTCAGCGGCCATGAAGTTCCAGCTGTACATCTGCCCTTGTGCTTGGAAGGTTTTATCCGACCGTTTAGCAAAAGAAACGCCATTCAGATAAACTGGATAACCCCCATTGACATGCTCAATGACTATTTGGATTGAAGCCCAAACACTAGTTGAACCGGCATATAGACTGTTGAACATACCAAGCAGCCATGGGTTTAGCTCTGAGGTTTGTTGTACTGTTAATGCCGCTGTTCCATTGTTGGCAATGATTTTAGACACCATTACCGATCCATCCGAAGAATTGTCATGCATGGTGTTGTCGTTGGCGTAAGAGACGGTGATCTCCCCCAATCCTTGCCCGGTTATGGTGTATGCGGCATAAGAATTGGCGCTGATGGTTACAATATGGTCAGCAAAGCTGTAAGTGGTTGTTGCCATTCGTTTAACTCCTTACCTGTTGGCGTTTATTCTGATGAATACAGACTGAATGGCTCCGGCCAATTTAATTGCCACATAAATGTTTGGCGATTTCCGGGCATCCCGATCAGCTTGGGATTGAGAATCGATAGAATCCGACTGCACCAAATAGCCAGCGGATAACACATCCCCTTGCTTCAGCACTAAAATATCCTGACCATTCCAGCGGCCCGGCGCAATGAAGCCCAATCTCACAAACTTCTGACAAGCCCGTGTGACTGTTTGTTTGATTTGACTTACACCCTCGTCCGTCTGTGGCACTTTGGACACCTGAAACAGAAGATCCGCCACGTTCAGGCGCATTTCGTTTACCAGCTTGTCCAGATAGATGATTTCGTCGAACCAGCCCCCGTTAAACATCGTGCCCCGCTCGAACCCGTCGTAAAAATTGGCCCGGTTGATGTACACGTTGCCGTTATTGGTCTGGATGTTGATAACCTGTTGCGTGGTTAAATCTTCAGGCGTAACACCCGGCATTTGCTTGTAGGCCAGTGTGTAGGCGGATCGGGTAGCGTCGGAAGTCTGGCCCATTGCGTAGCCCATAATGG